GCCGGCGTGGTCGATCGGTTGCGCCAGTTGAACCACGATGTGGTCGAGGTCATATCCGGCCATGCGCCCTCGAGCGAGAACGAGGACGTGTGCTACAACCTGCGCGCGGAAATGTGGTACCGGGGCAGGGAATGGCTCGATACTGCCGATATTCCCGCCGATGCCGATCTCGAATCCGACCTGACCGAAACAAAAGCCTTCTACGACAACAAGCACCGCATCCAGATGGAGAAAAAACAGGACATGAAAAAGCGCGGGCTGGCCTCGCCGGATGTCGGTGATGCCCTGATGCTCACCTTTGCGTATAAGACGCCACCGGTTCGACGCGGCGGGCGTACCAAATCTTTTGATCCACCACCAACACCGGATTTCTAATGCCACCCAAACCGAAAAAATGCGAAAACTGCCAATACTGTGTGATCGATGAAGGCTACGGCTCGCACTGTCGGCGATATCCCCCTGTCCACATCGGGCCAGAGCGCACGCTTGACGGATTTGTGCGCGTGCGCCTCGAGAGCTGGTGCGGTGAATTCAAACGAAGACGAGGTAGATGATGGCCAAAGAACCAGAAGACCGAAGCAGGCTGAGTGGCGGTCGAACCTACTCCGAGACACTCAACTACGAGACGATGCTGGCCGAAGCGGCCGGCGATGCCTATCCATTTTTTGAGCACCCCGCGTATGACTTCTCTCGCAAGACTTTCTGGGAAGACGATAACGCGGGGAATTACAACAAGCCGTTTCCACCGGAGTAATCGATATGAAAAAGAAATTCAAGAAGTCGCCCGTTAAAAAGTCGACCGATAAGGTCAAGCGACCCGTAACGCCGAGGCATAAAGATGCTCACACAGGTAATTGAGATTATAAGCGCGACGGCGGGGATCCTGATATTCGGGGTTATGATACTGGCGATCGCGCGGGGCCAGACATGAGAAACGTGCAGGCCGGTATGGTCATGACCGACCCCGATGGGGAAAGTGTGGTTGATGACATGGGGCAGGTTGTCCCTGGTACTGTCGTCGCATTGCACAACAACATTATCAAGGCGCTGCGCGATGCCTATCCGGCGTGGGCCGATTACTGGTTAATTCGGATCGATACGCGCGGTGGTATCGTGCAGGTCTACAATCAGGCATTCACTGGCCAAATGGGATTTGTGATGCACATCACCAAGATCGATCCCGAAATGAGGAAAGTAAGAGAAATGGCTGGGGAGCTGCTCGAGCGCTACGGACTCGCACGTACCAAGGCGATTGATATCAAACAAGCACTAGCCGATCTGAAACGAGACGGCTGGGGCAGACCCATCTACGAGAAATAAACTATGTCGCAGGCCAAAATGTACGAAGCGGGGGAGACCCCGAACCAACATAAACAGGATGCCGCTATGTATGGCGGTAACCCCGCTCCCCTTGGCAACAGTGACAAGGAAAACGACAAGGCACCGAAGATCGATGATTTCTGGTTGCTGGTGGCGCGCGATGCGTATAACGACTCCGAGAGTTTCTATAACGCGAATATCCGCAGCACCCACGAAAAGAACCTCGCTCATTTCCAAAGCCGGCACGCACCTGGTTCGAAGTATTACACCGCATCCTACCAGTACCGGCACAAGTCGTTCCGGCCGAAAACCCGGGCATTCGTGCGACGACAGGAATCGCAACTGCTGAAATCGATGTTCTCGACCAGTGATTTCGTGACGGTCAAGGCCTCGAGGTCGACCCACCCGAGCCACCGTGTGAGCGCCGATATCAACCAGCTGCTGCTGCAGTACCGGTTGAGCAACACCATGCCATGGTTCCAGACAGTGCTTGGAGCCTATCAGGACACGCTGAATATGGGGCTATGTATCTCCCACCAATTCTGGAATTATGAGGAGGAAGGTGATTACAGGGATCCACAGGACATAGCTTTCGATGGCGGCGAGGAAAAGCCGGAGATACCACCGATTGATATGCAGGACGAGACCCGCGAAGAAGACGGCGATCTATCGACCCCTGACGCGCAAATGTCCACCCTGGAACAGGCCGAGGAAGTCTCCGACGAAATGGACGAGCAGGCGGGCATCGAGCTCGATTTTGCCGAGATCCTGAAAGACACCCCTGATTCCGAATTACGACCTGCAGAGAATATATTTTTCTCGATCGCCTGCGACTGGCGGGATCCGGCGAACAGCTCGCCATTTATCATTGACAAAATCGCGATGTATATCGATGACGTGAAGGCGATGGCCAGGCGCGGGAAATGGTACGAACTTACCGAAGGCCAGCTCCTGACCGGTGTCGCCAGTGATTATGACGCGGTACGCCGCGCGAGAGAGGGTAACCGTGAAGATTCGAAAGACCGAAAACACCTGCACCGTGGCTTCGACACGGTATGGGTACACCGCAACATTATCAAAAAAGACGGGGTTGACTGGATCTACTATACCCTGGGGGTTCACTACCGCCTGTCCCAGCCAGTTCCCCTGCGAGAAGACCCAGATTACAAGTGGCTTCGTCCCGGTGAACGTCCCTATATCATTGGATTCAGCACGCTTGAGGCACACAAGAACTACCCCGATTCACTCGTCGGAATCTCAGGACGTACCCAGCAAGACGCCAACGAGCTGAACAACCAGCGCTTCGATAATGTGGCGCTATCACTGAACCGTCGCTATATCGTCAAGCGCGCGGCAATGATCGACTACGCGGGCCTGCAGAGGAACGTACCTGGTGGCGTGACCGAGACCGACGACCCGAACAACGATATCAAGATCGAAAACCCGCCTGATGTAACGCAGAGCTCCTACGAGGAGCAAAACCGCATCAACTCTGATTTTGACGAGCTGGTGGGCATGTTCTCCGGCTCCAGTGTCGGCAACAACCGCCAGATGAATGAAACGGTCGGCGGCATGAAACTGCTCGCCGGCGATGCCGATTCCCTGTCGGAATACCCGATGATGGTATTCATGATTACCTGGGTGATACCGGTACTCAAGCAGATCGTGCGCCTCGAGCAGACCTACGAGAGCGACGGCGCATTGCTGAACCTGATGGGCGAAAAGCTCAAACTCTGGCAGCAGTACGGGATCGATCGCGTTACCGACAAGTGGATTCAGGGATCCATGAACCTCGAGGTCGCGGCCGGATTCGGTGCTGCCAACCCCGAGCAACGGATTCAGCGTCTCGCCGCGGGCTTTGGCATTATCGGCCAGTTGGCTCCGGCACTGGCTCCACGCGCCGATGGCGAGGAGATCGCCAAGGAAGTGCTGGGCGCTCTTGGTTATCAGGGCATCGAGCGATTCTACCCGGAAGGTGGGCCGAAGATGCCAGCTGGCCAGATGCCGCAGGACGAGGGCGCTGTCAACGAACGCGATCAGGCCGAGCTCGATCAGGATATGAAAAAGCATCAGGAACTCATGGCGCAAAAGGACGAGCACAAGCAGATGGATATGGAAATGCGCTACCTCGAGCTCGAGAGCAAAGCAGAGGAGCGCTTATTGAAAGGCGAGATCGACCAGCGCCAGTACGATGCAACGATGACTCGCATCCAGACCGACCGCCAGAACAAGGTCGACGAAATGAAAATCAAACTACGCGAAGGCACTGGAATTTAAGGGGGATTTATGCCAGCACCACAGCCACCAGACGACCGGCAAATGGATCGGTTGAAAGCACTATTGGGTATCGATGCGGAGACATTCGTGCGAACCAATCTTGGTCAATACATTTTTGACCGTATCGCAAACGAGGAGGATCAGTTAGTCGAGGATTTGATTCTTGCCGCAATGAAAAGCACCGACCAGGCTATTATGCAAATTGCGCTCGATATTAATATGCGCCGAACGCTGCCTATCTTCATCAACGAAGCCATTTCTGCCGGACAAGCTGCTACCAACAGCCTGAACCAGCAGGATGATCATAACGACTATTGAGGTTAATCATGAGTAAAGAAGACAGCACAAGAACAGAGGCCACCATCGCTGGCCAACCCGCCCAGGCAAGCCGCGATCAAGATCCCGATGCGGTCGAAGTCGTCGAGGCAGTAGAGATCGATCAGCCGGAGCCGGATAAGCGCGAAATCGAGGACGTGATCAACGAAGATGACGACCCTCGAAAGGAGATATATGCGCGCTATGGCGAGAAGCGCGAGGCCGAAATCGCCGAACATAATGCCGAAAACAGCGAAATTGCTGTTGACGATGATGGGTCGGAGGCTATAATCGAAAGTCAAGGCGCTCAATCAACCGATACCCCACCAGATTCGGATCCAATGGTTGAAGTGACTATTAGCGGCGTTACGCGCCAGGTGTCAAAGAAAAAAGTCGATGATGCTGGCGGGGTAGAAAACTACCAGATCCGTATCGCTGCTCAAGAGCAGATGGAACGCAACGCTCACGCGGCGCGCGAAATCGAAGAAAGAAAGAAGGCGCTTGACGAACAGGAACGTCAATTCGCTGCAAAACAGGCCGAGGTACCCGCAATGGATCCTCACAAAGGCCAAACTCCTGATGATCTACCCTCGGATGGTCAACCCCTTGAAGACATGGCAAAGCAAGTATTGGATGCCGTGTATGATGGTGATGAGAATGCACCCTCGACCCTGATCAAGACCGTTGAATCGGTCGTCAAGCGTGTCGTCGGCGAGAGCCACAGCCAAGACGTGGATCCCGACCAGATACGCCAGCAGGTAACGGAGGAAGTGCTTCAACAGCAGCATTATGCCAAAGTCGTTAAGGCCCGTGACTCGCTATTTACAGCGACACCACAACTGAATAAAGCGGATACGCGATTTGATCCGCGCCTGTTCCAGGCAGTCGATGACGAAACCGATATCGTTGCCAAGCAAAATCCCGCATGGGATCCCGATCAGGTTATCAATCAGGCGTGGACTAATGTCAAAAGCTGGAAAGGCGGGTTTCAGACTGAAACGATGACGGACAAGCAGGAAGCAAAAAAAGAGATGAATCGTCCGAGAACGGGCTCTGGCCGCTACAAGCCGCCACCGCCAGCTCCTCGGCAAACGGATTCAGACTATGTGAAGTCCCTGCGGAACGAACGTGGTCTGGAATGACTTAACGTTTTAATAGGAGTATTAATTTTATGACCGGTCAAGTATGGGAAACCGATACAGCCGGCGGCTACATGTACTCGGGGGAGCTTTCAGACTACCTCCGCAGTCAACTGCAGCCAATGACGCGATATCTCCAGCACTGCGATGCTGATGATTTCACCGACAAGGGCTTACATGCGGGTGATGCGTTCCAGTGGAACGTTTACTCAAATGTGAGTACCCAGGGCGGTCGAATCGCTGAGAACCAGCGTATGCCGGAAACCGGCTTCACCATTTCCCAAAAGAATGGAACCATTTATGAGTTCGGTAATAGCGTGCCGTACACACAGGTTCTGGATAACCGTTCGCGGCATCCAGTGAAGCAGATCATTCACAAAGCGCTACGGAACGACTGTGTTAAATCTTTCGAGATCGAAGCACATGCCCAGTTTCAGCTGACCCCACTCACGGTCACGTACTCAGCAACACCTTCGGCCGGTTCTCTCGAGTTCCGCGAAGATGGTGCGTTCACTTCTGGCACCCCTGACGGAACCGGTTATACCGGTAACCTGGCGGGCGCTATCGACAATAATGCTGTCAAAGGCATTAGCGACGAAATGAAGGAACGTGATATGCCGGTGTGGTCTGATGGTAACTACCGTTGTGTCGGTCGCCCGAAATCCTTCCGTCTGTTCAAGGACGAGCTGGAGACACTTCATCAGCACGTTGGAGAGGGATTCCAGAAGATGCTCAACGGCGAAGTTGGCCGTCACTGGGAAGGCATTCGCTTTTTCGAGCAGACCTTCATCGCGGATATTTCCGCGTCGATTCCCGAAGCGTTCTTCTTTGGCGAGGATACCGTCATCGAGGCCATTGTTTGCCCGCCTGAAATGCGCGGTAAGCTCCCTGGCGACTACGGTCGTGATAAGGGTGTGGCCTGGTTTGCCGAAGAAGGTTTTTCACTCGTCCATGATGTCGCGGCCGATGCGCGGATCTATCGTTGGGGAGGAGCTGCGTAATGAGTTACTCAGATGGATTACAAGTTACCTACACCATCCCAGCTCGTGTTCTTACTGCGGCAGGTGATCTGTTTATAGCATCATCCCCACGCCCTGGTATGACTGGTCGCCTGACCTCAATCTGTGCTGTGATGACAGCGACTGCCGGCGGTGCCGGTACTCCTGTTATTCAGGCCGGTGTTGATGGCGGCGATGTCGACGCTTACGGATCGGTAACGATTCCGGCGGCGGCAGCAGCAGACTCGATTCATAACACGCTCGTTCGCGGGCCGGTGGATCGTATTCCTGCAGACAGTCTGGTGAACATCAGTCAGCTGGGAGTTTCCACCACCACTGGTACGGCAGATATTGTCGTTACCATTGAATGGTCATAAGGAGGTAATCTGATATGGCTGGTCAAAAGCCCAAAGGCCTTGGAAAAGGCCACAAAGCTACCATCAAAGGCGACCCGAACGACATGGGTTTGAACATGCGTGAGAGTACGGATAATAAACGTAAACTCCGCGGCGATACTGGTGAGGCCCAACAGCCTACACTGCCGAAAGGCAGTGTCAGCTCGGATCGCGGCACGTTCAAAACCTCTGGCGGCGGGACGTAGGTGGTAATGTAGTAAACCAAGGGGTGAGTTTCGGCTCACCCCTTTTGCTATGGAGATTAAGGTATGAGCGAGCATATAATTCACGCTTCCTACCAGTTCACGCAAACTCTGTCGGCCGCGAATACAGCCCGCCTGATCGGGCCAAAAGGCAAGATCGGTACGATAAAATCAATCGATATTCTTTGTACGACTGGCCTGACCGGTACGGCAGGTTTGTTGAGCATAGGTGTCTCCGGCGATGCTGCTCGATTTGCGACACATACCTTACCGAACACATCGGCAAACGAAAGGGTTGATGGCCTTGAGACGATTAACCGCGTCAATGGACTTCAAACCAGAATCGGCCCTGACGATGTTGTTGAGCTCACCAATACTGCCGACCCGACAGCTGGTGCCGGTATTATCTTTATTAATATTGACTGGGAGTAAGTTATGGCTGATGGCCGCGACGACAATTTCAACATTCCACCGAACCGTGGAAACTGGCTCCGCTATCACGGCAGCACTCCGCGTGG